TACTGCTATGGGAGATTCCAACGGTTATGAAGTTACTCTTTCTGCTATCGAAGCGGAAGCACCTTACAAATTGCAAAGTTCAGTTGTTACCGCTTTAGGTATCTAATTGATTCTTGTTTCATAGGTCAAATGGGGAGGGCAATTGCTCTCCCTTTTTTTGTTACATATTTTTACTCTCGCTATTTTGTAGAGATGTTGAAGGTAACCAAACAAGATTCCGAATACTGGTATGTGACATTGACCGAAAAGGTCACTATTGCAAACCCGTATTTTTTATTTAGTATGAAGTGCCGACAAACTGACGCTTACAAGAATTTTATTTTGACCGATGTATCAACTGCCAAAGAAAGATACAACAAGTTTTTGTTTGATGAAGGTGCAACCGACAACACAACTTTGGAAGTTGGTGAACACGAATACAGAATCTACGCACAGATTTCATCTAACAACTTAAATCCGTCATTGGCTGATGAGTTGGTTGAAACAGGCATCTTGAAAGTTCTCCCATTGTTAAACAACGAGTTATTTTATCAGGTATCGTGAGCGAAAAAATATACACAACAAATCGCGATATGGGTGTTGAACACGAAGTTGATCTCACCAAGAAACTGTTCACCACAAACCGTGATATGGGTTTTGAACGGAATGTGGAATTCAACCAACGAAACTATGATGTGGATGCGTTGAGGGCTTTCTTTTTATTGACTGAAGATTCATTTTTATTACTCCAAGAGGATGGAGGTCGTTTGGTAGAAAGTTATGGCTAATAAAAAAATATCCCAATTAGATCCAATAGGAACTATTGATGTAGTTCAGGATAGCATTCCAATTGTTGACTATTCCGAAGGTGTAACCAAACGCACAAACCTTGCCAACATTGGGCAGCGTGTATTGGAAGCCAGTACGACAACCAACCTTGCAGAAGGAACAAATCTATATTTCACCAATACACGAGTTTACACGAAGGCAAAGGCATCTTTGTTGGCTGGTTCAAACACATCTATCACTTTTGACGATGCACTTCAAACCATCACCATCGCATCTCAAGGCAATGTTCAATCCGTAAACACAAAGACGGGTGCAGTTGTATTGACAACAACGGACATCAGCGAGGGAACAAATCTTTACTACACACAAGCACGATTCAACTCAGCGTTCACGGCAAAGAGTACAAGTGATTTGAGCGAGGGAACAAACGAGTATTTCACCGCAGCGAGAGTGAGGGCAGTTGTTTTGAGTGGGTTATCATTGGCAACCAATGCCGTGATTTCTGCAACTGATACGGTGTTGAGTGCATTCGGAAAGTTACAGGCACAGATCACCGCAAACCTTTCAACCCTTACATCACACACATCCAATACAAGCAACCCACACGCAACAACAAAAGCACAAGTAGGTTTAGGGGATGTGCCAAATATAGACACCACAAACGCATCAAATATCACAAGTGGTACATTGGCTGATGCAAGGTTAACATCTGCCGTTACAAAGCAAGGAAACACATTTAACGGAGCATCTCAATTGGTACAGTTGGACGCATCTGCAAAACTTCCTGCCGTTGACGGAAGTAATTTGACAAACTTAAACATTCCACCATCAACGGGTGGGGATTTATACTTATTTTATAACTACTAAAATGCCAGCAAATACATCACCCATATTCGCACTATCACCAGAACTTGCATTTGCAACGGTAACAGGTGCAACGACCGACCGAACTGGTGCAACGATGACAAACACAGTCACGCTTTTAACTGCTGCAACAAACGGCACAAAGATCACGCAGATAGGGGCAAAGGTTGCAGGAACAAATACGGCAACTTTGGTTTTGATTTTTGTGAGTGATTCAAGTGGGGCGAATTTCAAGTTGTTTGATGAGATTGCACTTTCCGCAATTACGGCATCAACTACCGTGACATCGCAAAGGGCAGTAACCGCTTACTCGGATTTGCAATTGAAGGCAGGTCAAGTGGTAAAGGTTGGAACAACGGTTGCAACTGCGGCTGGGGTAAACATATTTGCAATCAAAGGAGATTATTGATGCCGGATTTTGGGATAATGCGTGGGTTTAATGAGAAGTTGTTTGGCGATAAGTTAGTCGCTGGGCAGTTGCCTACGCAGTTGGGTTTAATTGGAAGCCAGTCAACATTTGTCGGATTGCTTGACACATATCCAAACGCAGCCGCTGCGTATTCATTGCGTAATTTAAGAACTGCATACACGGGTAGTGCAATTCGTGTAAGGCGGTCAAGCGATAACACCGAGCAAAATATTGGCTTTGTAAACAATGAATTAGATACTTCATCTTTAACAACTTTTTGCGGTGCGGGTAATGGCTTTGTAACTACTTGGTATGACCAAAGTGGAAACGGGTTGAATGTAACGCAAACAACGGCTTTATTACAACCACAAATTGTGAGTGGAGGTAGTTTAATTACAACCACAGGTATAGGGGCTTCAAAACCAACTTTTTCATTTAATGGAACTACGAGTGTTTTAACGAGAACATTTTTAAATTTTAGCGATTATACAATGTTTAATGTTCAAATGTCAAATGGAGGAATTGCTTGGCAAAATGGAACGGGTAACGGAGTGGGATTAAATACAAATAGTGGCTCTAATAAATATTCATTATACGAAAGAGGTATTGCCGATCATGATTTCGGAACAAGAACAAGTGCTTTAAGATTGATTAGTGGCGTAAGATTTCAATCGTCTGCAATTTTGAATGGATATATTAATAATACACTATATACACTTAGTCCATCAACTTGTGTTCCGCCAAGTGGAACTTTTTATATAGGGCAATTAGATGTAGCGGGGGCAGCATATAGTGGTAATCAATCGGAATTAATTTTTTACTCTACAAACCAAACGAGTAATATCACAGGTATTCAAAATAATATAAATTCTTATTATGCCATATATTAACGGCTATCAATACAACACCGAACAGGAAGCAATCAACGCTCGTGAAGCGTGTGATACTTACTACGGCATTCGCGTTGCACCTGATGATGTGACACAAAATTGGGTTGAGTATCAGTTTGCAGAATTAAACACACCACAATTTTGGTATATTGTATACGATGCGTCCTTGCTTCCAATTCTTGGAACACCCACAGAGTTTGAAGTTGTAACACCACCATTCCCGATATGACAACACCGAAAGTAAAACCCAATGCGCTACCTGTTAGCTTTGAGCAATTTCGTAAAAACCCTGTTGCTGCCGTGGCTTTTTGTATGCTTTTGGCTGTTAGTTATTTGTATATGGACTTGCGTTCAGGCAATCAACAGCAGATTGACGAATGTCGCAAAGAGATGGCAGTCCTACGAGCAGAGCAGAAACAAGCATATAAGGCATTGAAGACGGCAGATTCTGCATTGTCAGCAGCCATAACGGAACTCCGCATCATTAACTCAATGAAAAAACTTTAACCATATGCGTTTACTATTGATTTTTACTCTCGCTTTTTTTGGTGGATACCTATTCACCGAATCTTGGGCAACTGAACCCAAGCCAGTAAGTGACATTGATGCTTTGTTGAAGAAGATTCAACAGAACACAAAAGTCGTTGGTCAAGCCACGAAACAAGCACACGAGGTTAGCGAGAAATTGGTGGAAGCAAAAGTGGTTGAGAAAGAGCAATTGAAAGAAGCGGTGGTTGTTGCTGAAAAGAAAGCAGAAGCCGTGGTTATACAGATGCAAGTTGTTCAAGACCAAATGGAGGTGTATGCCGTCAAGATGGTAGGTGCTGGATTGGATACCACCACCACACCAATTGAGTTCAAAGGAGTGATCTATGACGCTTATTTGAACTATCTCTCCGAAGGTGGGAAAGAAGAGTTTGACTATTTTAGAATGTATTTATGGGGGCAAAAGTAAACATCACATCATTCCGTTCTAAACCCAAAAACAAATTGGGTAGACATACCAAGCACAAGAACAAACATAAGAGTTCCAAACCATATAAAGGACAAGGCAAATGATAGACAAAATCAAACAAGCAATGAAGGTGAAGAACTACAAATTCTTTGAATCAGGTGATTACAACTTGAACATCATCGGCATTCGCAATTCCGATACTGGAGGCAAAGTGACAAATGTCTTTGATGACTTGTTAACCGTTAGTTACAAAATCGGGGATGTGTGGCATTTTAAGAAATGGGCAGCGACAACCGATCCCGGCACAAAGGGAGTGAAGGAATTTCACAATGCTCAAGGCGTTGCTCGTTTAGTTCCCGGACAATATCGTGGTTCACACGCCATCGGTTTGCATCAAGGTAAATACGAAGCATTAAAACAAGCCAAACCAGTGAAGGTTTATCGTGATGCCAACAAGGATATGACCTACGACACCAAGTTGATCACCGAAGGTATCTACGGAATCAACATCCACAAGGCTGGTGCAGATTCAACCTATGTTGAGAATTG